ACTGAAATTAAACTATCTTTTTTTTATGATGCGTATGAATATGAATATGGGGATGGATTTTATCCTGTATTAATTAAAAATGATGGTTTTCATGAAATAGAAATAAAATTTTCATTTGATAGAATCTTATCTGCATGGAGACAACGAACCGGAATGTCAATTGACGGCTTTGATGGAAATACTGGACAATTAGTTTTACAATCATTAAATGAAGAAACCAAAATTAATGGATTTAAAATTTTTAATAATAATTATAAACAAATATTTCCTAAAATATAACATGTAAATACAATGTTTAATATTCGTATTATTTATATTATTCATTATTGGGGTGGATATTTTATTTTAATTGCATTGTCACTAACCATAATAGGTTTTAAACCATATATAGCTTGTAATGGTGTTCGCCAAAAACCAACAAATTCTTTATTTGCGCGTTCATTTATATTTGATTTTAAAGGTTCCAATATTTTTTTTCCAGGAGAAATAGCTATAAGTATATAATTTCCTATAATAGTATTTGATTCTAATACTTCTTTTTGTGATAATTTTGCAAACCATTCAAATTTAGTGCGTTTTAATATATCATGTGCACAAATCAAAATACCATAAGCATTATGATGTAAATCTAAATAATAATTAGATATCAAATCATCTATAACAATTTGTTTATCTTCAGTTGTTTTTGTACCAATCTCAATACCATCAATCATTGTTATCTCTCTATTATGTATTTTATGATTTATCCATTTATCAAAAATACCTGTAAATTCACTATCTGCAGTATAATCATATGAAACAGTTTGTTGAATAAATTGAATCATTTCTTTAATAAGAGGCAATTTGCGAGGACATCCACAAAATTTAATATTTGGATAAAAATCTAAATCGGTGGAAGTAATATTTCGGTCAACGGTTTCACAAACAAACATTTTAGTATTTCCATGTGTTCCTTTTTTGTATAAAGTTATTAAATCTTTAAAACATAAAAATGAAATAGGACAAATCATACCTCCATAAAAGTATAATAGTTTTGTTAAACCTAATAATCTCATTTTAGAGAGAACAGGATCAGAAATTTTGTTCATATTAATACTCCAACCATCTAATAAATTTTTAAAAGAACTATCATCTATTATACATATAGTAAAAGAATCATCACAATGTTTTATTATACTTCTTACTGTTAAATATAAATATGGTTGATTCAATTCATATGAACTTCTAGAACCAAAACTTTGCCAATTACGTGAATTATATTCATAAGGAACATGTATCCATAAAATAGGTTTTTTGCTTTTTCCTAAAGTTTTAGTATCCAATAAATATTTTTTTATAGAATAATATTCATCTAATTGATCTTTCTTTGCTTGTTTGTTTGTATAGAGAGAATATAATATCACAATAATAATTAATATAACAAATAATATAAATAAATTATTATAAGAACTTACTGATTTAAATGATTTATATGTTGTCTTCATAATATATTATTATAATTATATAATATTATATTATTTTTTCTCTCCAATTAGTTGTTTTTTCAGGATATTTTTGTAAAACATCGGTTAAATGTTTACCACACCGAACAAAAAATTTATGTAATTCTTCTGGGTTTGAACCAGTAATTATATCATCTGGAATAAAAGTATTATTCCCTTTTTTATAACAAAGCATTACTGGTATACCATTAACCATTTTTTTGCTTTTTAAAAAAGAATAAAAATCAAAAGATTTGTCTACATCAATATCTGCACAAATAACTTCTGAAGGAGAAGACCCAAAAAATCCATGAACAACAGATTTAATTGTTTTACAAGGTCCGCACCATTCGGCGCCTAATTTAATTACAATAAGTCCAGTGTTATGTTGTAATAAAGTAAAAAAAGCTTCACGATTTGCAATTTCACTGATAATTTCTTTTGAGATCATCATAATTATAAATATAAATGTATGTTAGAAAAAAGTTTAGAGAGAAAAATGTATTAAAATTATATCTATAAATTACACCGCATGTCAAAAATGATGTATATTGGCGCAGGATTGCATTTAGAACCATTGTCTAATATAAATTTTAGAAATGTAAAAGAATTTATTTTTGTAGATACATTACCACGGTCACAGTTTGATGATTTTGTTCATAAAAATAATTTTAAAGAGATTTATTATGGAAAATATTTTATAGATAAATTAATAGAAAATTGTGAAGAGAGAAATTTTGAGTTGGTGGTTACAGAAGAATTAGATAAAAATTATTTTACTAAAATTCTCTCTTTTACACAAAGAATAAAATGGTTGAAAAGAGTAAAACAAACATTTCCTTATATTTGTCCTACATTGATTATTTTTTATAATAAAATTACTCACCAATATTTAAAATATTATGTTTCCACAAATATATTATTTAATATGAATAATTATTTGGAAAATGATTTAAAAACAAGTAATGGATTAATTATTTCTGGGTATCATCCAGATATTAAACTTTTGCAATATATAAAAAAACCTATAAATTTATATTGTTATAGCGAGACTGCTTACAATGTACCTCCGGATGAAATAGATAATGAAAATAATATAGTAGCATTATTATTTCAAAATGAATATGTATTCAATAATTATTTTAATAATATTTATGTATGTCATGATTCAAAATTAATATCATGCAATGATTTGATGGAAATGGATAAAACAGTTCTCTCTATTAGAGAAAAAGCTATTAGTGAAGCTATTAGTGAAACTGCCGCAACAGACACAACAGACACAACAGACACAACAGACACAACAGATAGTTTTTAAGTTATTTTTATAATATGTGTTTTACGTAAAATAAAATAAATAATTGGTATAAATATTACATAAAAACACCATAAAGCTCCTATTGATTTTTGTGGATAAATTATTAAACTTGTTACGTATGTTATACATGCCACCAAAGAACACCAAAATCCTTCTGTAATTGTAGGTAACCCAATTAAACATAATAAACATATTGTAATAAGGAATATTGTATAAACTATTTTGAAAAATTTCATATAATTCCATTGCCAAATTAAATGTGGATTCGTTTTATTACCTTTTAGTGTACATTGTAATTTACTATTAGTAAAATATTGAATAGAGTATGGTATGATAACAAATAAATAAATAATCATTAAAATAATAACACCATATTTGTTTATTTTATTAATTTTTTTGTTAAAAATTAATATTACTATACCTAATACAATTGGTTGAAGATGATTCAATAACATACCTATTTTTGAAAGTATTTTATTATAGTTATCACATATTTGATGTTTCCATAATAAAAAATCTATTCCTTGCATTAAACTTACGAATCCTACAAAATATCCTAAAATTTTGTCAAATGGTTTACCTAAAGATACACATAATATAGAGCTTACAATTCCAATAGTAAAAGTTAATATACTTACATTAGCTGAAAAACACATGAAGCCTTCTCTATATATATTAAATAATTATTATACTTTATTTTTGATGTATAATTTTTTGAATATCTGTTTCTCCATTTTGTATTTTAGCAAATAAGGTGCGTCGTTGTATACAACAATTTTTACAATAACAACCTTCATCTATATAATGATTATATTCAATAGCATCACTGATTTGATTTTCTAAAGTTATTTTATAATAAATATTATATTCTGTTGGTGTATAAGAAATATAATTATCGGTTATTTTATTTTGCCATTTTTGTAAATAATTATTTCTCTCTTCTTGACTATAATAAAATTTGAAATACTTGTCTTTTTTAATTTCTTCTAAATAATTTTGAGGAATCCGATATTCATTTTTAAATTTACTATACAATTCTCCTATAGATTTTTGCTCAGTTTCATGGTCTTTAATAATGACAATATTTTTTTTAAAAATAGTACCAAGAATATTATTCCATAATGCCGAATCACATAACCGCAATTTAATATAATAAATATTATGATTTTTTTGAAACAAATATTTTTTATTTATATCAAAATTTTTGGTATTATTTATTTTTGAAAAATTTAATATATCATATTTTTCAAAAAAATAATCATCATTTTCTATATAAGGAAAAATATTATTAAATCTATTGATTATACGATTGAGAGAATAATTTGTAATTAATTGATCTGTAGTATTAAAATGTAATGAAGCCAATTTTGCAAAATATACTGACATTTTTCTCTCTATAGGACTTCTATAAATATCAATAACAAATATTAATTTCCCTATATCAGAAAGGTATCGTATAATATCATTTATAGATATGTTATGTATTCCGGTTAATTTGTGCAACATTACTTCATCATGCATGTGAATCACATTAAAAGTAATTCCTAAAGATATACGTAAAGAAGACACTAAACTAGTAGAACCTACTTTAGGAGGAGTATAAATAAAAATATATTTATTTGTATTGTTTTTAAATAATTTTTTTATTATATTTTCCATATTTTCGTCTGGGGTTGTCATTAAATATAATATAAAAATATATTATATTAAATAAATTATTACAATAATACAATATTACAATAATACAATATTACAATAATATTACAATAATATTACAATAATATTACAATAATATTACAATAATCATTTACAAAATTAAAGTATTTTTGTACACATTGTATATAATAAACGATTCACAAAATAACATAAAAATACATTAAACAATACAAGTAATCCTGTAATTATACTCATTAAATTAAGTTTTCTAAAATTTTTAACAAGTAAAATTATATGTGCAAACAATGCAATGATTAATGAAATAAAAAATAATATTGTAAAAAACATAAAATAGACACAAGAGTCTTTTCCTAAAGGACCAAAAAAGGTAGATATAAAACCAGCCATTATAATTATATAAAATATTAAAATTTTTAAATATCAATAAATATTAAAAATTTATACTAATAAAATAAAACTACTTAAATATTAATAGAAAAAATAAATAATGAGTTATAATGCAAACTATACTACTCAAAATGAATTATTATTAAATAATTTGATGATTTTTTATAAAGAAGAGAATAATTTAACTCGTATGTTAAAAATAATTACAGGAGAATCTAAAATTTCTCTCCGAATTGTAGATTGGTTTGCAACCAACTATGCAAAAAAATATTATACTTTATATACTATTAAACAACCAAATAATACAAATACTAATAATACTAATAATACAAATACTAATAATGAAAATGAATTTACAAGATTTAAAGTGTATTTTGATTATAAATTAAAATTAAAAGCATATAGTAAAAAACGTTTTGACCCATTTTGTAGATGGGATAGAATAAGTATTCCTTATAAAAATGGAACATTTATTGAAACTACTATAGGTCAACTAAACTTTTTTAAATGGGCAATTGAAAATAAAGTGATTGAATATATTGAAGATAATTATGAAACCATAGAAGATGATATGAATAGTCGTAACAGTACATCTAAACGTAAAGAAATTATGTTAGATAATAATTCTAAAACTAGAAAAAAGAGAGAAGAATTATCTATATCTGCAACTAAAAGTATTAAAAAAGAAGAAGTAGAAATTGTTGTTAAATTTAATTAAATCTATGTAAATCTATGTAAATCTATGTAAATCTATGTAAATCTATGTAAATTTGTTTAAATAATATAATAAATAAATTTAAAGATATTTTTTAAATTACATTAATATATTTGTAAATTCTAAATTAAAATGAATACACAATTGCAATTTAATAATGAAGGGTTTTTACATAAATATTTAGAGACATTGAATCATGATGATAAAGATATGTTATTTATTAAAAATAAATTACATATAGATAAAAATACAACAAAACCACATCAATCAAATGAACCAAATGAACAACAATCTTTTATAATTGATTTAGATGAAATATGGCATTGGTTAGGGTGTAATACAAAAAGTAAAGCTAAACATATTTTGCAAAAAAATTTTGTGATAGATATAGATTATATTAAATTAGGACAACGTAGTGATCATAATAAAGAAAAAATATTTATAACACAACATACATTGAATTTATTATCTTTACGTTGTAATACTGATTTTTCTAAAAGAATTCAAGAATATTATTTGGAAATGGAACGCATAGTTATATTAACTATGCAAGATGAACAAAAATCACTTATAGATAAAGAAACCGTAGAAGGCGATTTTATACATGTCATTGATGAACTTATTCCTAAATTAACAAATAATAAACGTTGTCTTGTCTCTCATTTAATAAAAAATTATAAAGAGAGAATTCATTATACTGTTGAAAATCATGATGTGCAAGGAGCAATATATAAAATTACACAATACACCTTTATACTAATACAAACTTCTTATAAAATGCGCAACAATTATCTTTTAAATGTGGCCACAAATAATTACGACAAATAACAAATAA